TAATGGCTGGATGGGAAGATTTAGATCAAGCACTTCCGTTAGATGTAAGAGATGTAGCACAAGCAAGAGAAGATTTAGATAGATTAGCATTAAGAGTTTTTGGTAGTGATGACGGACAAAAGTTATTAGCATGGTTACGTCAAACAGTTTTAGAGCAACCAGTTGCTTTGCCTGGTAGCGACTCAAGTTATGCGTACTATCGTGAAGGTCAAAATAGTATTGTGAGAGATATTGAAGCAAAGTTAATTAGAGCAAGGAAAATGTAATGATAGACGACAACATCGAGCCTAGTGGTAATGAGGAAGCATCTCAAGAAACTGGCCTACTCGACAGTGCATCAGTTGAAACAGAAGCAGTAGAATCAAATCCGCAAAAAACAGAAATATCACATCTTGAAGCATCAGATGAAGATGATGATAGTCCTTTAGAACGACCCGATTGGTGGCCAGAGAATTTCTGGAAAAAAGATGAAGCAGAGCCAGACTTACAGGCTATGGCTAAATCTTGGGGCGATCTAAGAAAACAAATCTCACAAGGCAAACATAAGGCACCAGCAGATGGTAACTATGATGTAGCCGCATTTAAAGATATTCCAGCAGAAGATCCCGTACGAAATCACGTACTATCTTGGGCTAAAGAATATGGTGTAAGTCAAGCAGCTTTAGATACTTTAGTGGGTAAAGTTGTTGAGATGGGATTTGAAGCTAATCAAACTAGCTCTGTTAATTTAGCAGAAGAAAAGAAAGCACTTGGTCCTAATGCCGATGCCCGTATTAATGGCATGGTTAAGTGGGCTAGTGGTTTAGTTAATAAAGGTATTTGGGGTAAAGATGACTTTGAGGAGTTTAAATACATGGGTGGTACTGCAAAAGGTATCGCTGCATTAGAGAAACTTCGTGGTGCTTATGAAGGTCGTGTACCTACAGATAGCGCTCCAGTTCAAGGCGCTGTATCCAAAGAAGAACTCTACGCTATGGTCGGAGATCCTAAGTATCAAACAGATCCTGGCTTTAGAAAGAAAGTAGAAAGAATGTTTGAATCTAATTTTGGTTCATAGTAAGACTCCGTAGTTCGCGTTTGACCCACTTCGGTGGGTCTTTTTTTGCCTAAAACGCAAAATACTTGCACAAATTTGTAAAATATGCTAAAAACCATACAAGGCTAATTGCATTCGCAACCCTTCACACAAGTCGTCTTGTCGTTTGGCTATCGTAAATAGCAAGCACTGGCCCAGGTTTTGTCTGGCTAACCAAAGCGATAAACTTTATTTTTATCAATTCTAGGAGAATTAACATGGCTATTGGATTATCTAATGCTTTTGTAACGCTCTTTGATGCCGAAGTTAAACAGGCTTACCAAGGTAAGGCTAAATTAGTTGGTGCAGTTCGCCAAAGACGCGGTGTTGAAGGCTCAGTAGTAAAATTTCCTAAAGTAGGCAGAGGCGTTGCTACTTTAAGAATCCCACAAACAGATGTATCACCATTGAATGCTGGCTGGAGTCAAGTAACTGCTACTTTAGCAGACTGGAATGCAGCAGAATATTCTGACATCTTTATGCAACAAAAAGTAAACTTTGACGAAAGACAAGAGTTAGTACAATTAGTATCTAACGCTATCGGTCGTAGACAAGATCAAATGATTATTGATGCGCTTGTAAACTCATCAACATCATTAACAGTGTCTAACGATATCGGTGGTTCAGACACTAACCTAAGCGTAGCAAAACTACGTGAAGCTAAACGTCTATTAGACAAAAACAACGTACCACCAGAAGGTCGTCACATTGTTCTTCATGGTAACAGCTTGGCTTCATTACTTTCAGAAACAGCAGTAACTTCTTCTGACTTTAATACAGTTAAAGCTCTCGTAGCTGGTGAATTAAATACTTTCTTAGGCTTTACATTCCATTTATTGGGTGATCGCTCAGAAGGTGGTTTACCAATTGATGGTTCTTTAGATCGTAAAGTTTTTGCTTTCCATAAAGACGCTGTTGGTTACGCAGAAGGTATCGCTCCTCGCACAGAAATCAATTACATTCCAGAAAAAACTTCATTCCTTGTGAATGCTGTATTCTCTGCGACTGCAACTGCTATCGATGCTGAGGGTATTGTTCAACTCACATGCCGCGAATCAGCATAATTTAAGGAGATTAAAACATGGCTTATTCATCAACTGGTTTAAACTCTGCTGGCGGTCAATCAAAAGCTGGTAATGCTCCACAAATTTGGACATATACTAGTGCTGATGCAATCGCTACAGTAAACACAGCTGCTTACTTTAATGATGCTTCTTCACTTTTAAAAGTGGGCGACATCATTTTTGTTTACGATTCAGCAACTCCTACAATGAGCATTGTATTTGTATTATCAAATGCATCTGGCGTTGTAGACGTATCTGATGGTTTAACAGTAACAGCAACAGATACAGATTAATAAACTGTATTGTAGTAAGTAACTTGGGTAGGGCGGGTGTTTTGCACTCGCCTTATTCTTACATTTGGAGATAGAGTATGGCAGCTGGAGATTCAGCATTATCAGTTTGTTCTGATTCACTATTAATGTTAGGTGCTAAACCTATTGCGTCTTTTACCGAAGGCACAGATGAAGCGTCTATATGCGATAGACTATATCCAGATATTAGAGACCAAGCATTATCAACATATCCATGGTCTTTTTCATTTAAGAAAGTTCAATGTGCTAGACTGGTCACTACACCAGTTACCGAATACAAATACGAATATCAATTACCTTCTGATCGCATAAACTCACCAAGAGCAGTTTATGATGCTAATGAAGTAGGATCTCCTGTACGCAATGCATATAGAATCATGGGAGATAAAGTGCTAACAGATTATGAAGAAGTATGGGTAGATTATCAATACTCAGTACCAGAATCATCAATGCCAACATACTTTATTCAATTGCTTAAATATATACTTGCATGGCATTTATCTGTGCCTATTACAGATCAAACAGAAAAGGCTGGATATTGGCAAACTGTTGCTGTAGGTACACCAGGCGAAAATGGTCGTGGTGGCTACATGAGACAAGCTATGAATATTGATGGCCAAGGACAACCAGTAAACGCTATACAAGACTTCTCATTAATTAATGTGAGATACTAATGGCTCGTTTTGTAACCATTCAAACTAACTTTACTGCGGGTGAAATAGATCCACTATTACGCTCACGTATAGATATTAAATCATATGAGAATGGTTTAGAGACTGCTCAGAATGTATTATGCCAACCACAAGGTGGCATTACTAGACGCAGTGGCTTACGTTATATCAATGCATTGCCAAATTCAGGCACAGAATCTGCTGCCAATGGTGTGCGATTAGTAGCCTTTGAGTTCTCAACATCAGATAGTTATATGCTTGCATTTACACATAATCGTATGCATGTATATAAGAATGGCGCATTAATTACAAACATCAATGGATCTGGCAATAGTTATCTTGATACATCAGGCGTATCATTATCATCAGCTAGATTAGCTAATATGTGCTGGACACAATCTGCTGACACACTTATTGTTGTACATGAAGATTTAGCGCCAATAAAAATTGTACGTGGTGGCACAGATGCTACATGGACTGCATCTGCTATTTCATTTGACAGTATTCCTAAATATGCATTTACATTAAGTGTATCTAATCCATCTGGTACATTAACGCCATCAGCTGTATCAGGTAAAGTTACATTAACTGCATCATCATCTGTATTCTCTGCTGGCTCTGTAGGACAATATATTAATGTTATTCCGCAAGGCAGAGCTAAGATTGTCCAATATACAAGCGGTACAGTAGTCAATGCTATTACTGAATTTCCATTCTTTAATACATCAGCTATTGCTAATGGTAATTGGGAATTAGAATCTGGCTACGAAAATGTATGGTCAGCTGGAAAAGGATGGCCTAGAACAGTAACATTCCATCAAGGTCGTTTATACTTCGGTGGATCTAAATCAAGACCATCTACAGTATGGGGATCTAAAGTTGGTATTTTCTTTGACTTTGAAGGCACAGAAGGTTTAGATGATGACTCAGTAGAAGCAACATTAGATACTAATACATTTAATGCGATTACAGATATTATCTCTGGTCGTGATTTAATGATCTTTACAACGGGTGGTGAGTTCTATGTACCACAACAAGGCTTAGAGCCAATCACACCTACGTCATTCTTTGTGTCTACTACAGGTCGTGCTGGTAGTAAGCAAGGTATTCGAGTGCAACAACTAGAATCAGGCGTGTTATTTATACAACGTCAAGGTAAGATCCTTAGTGAGATTGCATACTCTGATACACAATTAACTTATCTTACATCTAAAATATCTCTATTATCAGGACATTTATTAAAGAATCCTACACGTATGGCATTAAGACGTGCTGTGGATACAGATGAGAATGATCTATTATTAATTACTAATGCCACAGATGGAAGTATTGCAGCATATTCAATTATGCGATCACAGAATGTTATAGCCCCATCAGAGTTTGTAACTGCGGGTGGTGAGTTTTTAGATGTTGGCGTAGACATTACTACTATTTATGTTGTAGTTAAACGTACCATTAGTGGTACTGCTCAATACTATGTAGAACGATTTGACCATACATTATTAACTGATAGTGCTAAAACAGGTGGTGTAGCATCAACAGTGTCTATGTCTCATGTAATAGGCAAAGAAGTTAATGTATTATTAGATGGTATTGTACAAGCCAACCAAACAGTTCCTGGAGGTGGTACAGTAACATTTCCTAGGGCATCTGCATCATCTTATGAGGTAGGATTGCCTATTGTTGTACAAGCAACAACTATGCCAATTGACTTAAAGATACAGTCTGGTACACGATTAGGCTTTAAAAAGCGTATTGTTGAAGTTAATGCATTAGTCTATGAAACACAGAATATGGTCATTAATGGCATAGAAGTACCATTTAGATCATTTGACACAGCATCAACATTAGATGCTGATGTACCAGATTATACAGGCACTAAAGTATTACATGGCATTTTAGGGTATAGTAATGAAGCAAAGATTACAATTACTCAAAACGCACCATTGAAATTAACATTATTAGGTTTAGAATATAAAGTAGGAGTCCATCAAGGAACATAATTATGTCAGCAGCCATACCTTTTATTAAAGCAGCAGCTCCATATATATCAGCAGCTAGTTCAGCGTTTAGTGCGTTTTCAAGCTTTTCTCAAGGGAAAAGCCAACAAGCTATGTATAACCTACAAGCTATGCAGACAAAAGCTGATTCTGCTCGCAAAGCACTTCAATACGAAGAAAGAGCTAATGAGACATTGCGTAAAGTTACAGCAGCTAATGCTGCTAATGCATCCCGTAGATATGCTGGCGGTGTATTAGGGCTTGAAGGATCAGCTAAATTAGTTGAAACAATGAATTTAAAAGAAGCTGGCAGAGACTTTATGGCGGATATTAGCAATGCGTCTAATGCGCTTATGACTGGATCAACACAAGCAGATATATTTGGAACAGCTGGAAAAATTGCTGCAAGAGGAGGTTTGCTTGATGCTGCTGGTAAACTTGCCACTGGAGCATATGAATTTAGTAAAGTTATTATACCAAAAGAAAAAACAGAAGAACCACCTAAGGCTTAACTATGGCTGATAATCCAAGATATCAAAGACAAAATATTATGTTGGCTGAAACACAGCCATTGCAATTTGCTGACATTAAAGAAAGTGTTGCTAGTTCTAAATCATTGCAGTCTGGCCTTGACAGAATATCAAAGTTTGCATTTGAACAAGCAGCAGAAACAGCAAAAAAAGCTGGTGCAGAATATGGTATAAATAATAGACCTACTTTACAACAGTATGCAGAGGCTATTCAAAACAATATAGACCCTGAAACATTGTTTTCAGAAGATTATACTATATTTGGAGAAGCAGCAAGAGAAGTGCAATCTTTAGGATTAAGAACAGATTTAGAAACTGAAGCTCGTAAAGAAATGAGCAAGATTAAATCAGTCATTAAATCTGGCTTGCCTATTAACAAAGAAGAAATAGAATCAACATTAAATGGTTTAGTAGAAGGCTATGCAAAAAGTTTAGCTAAGATTAGCCCAGAGCAAGCATTAAAATTTAAGGCTGGTATTACTCCTGAAGGCCGTCAATTATTAGATCAAGCTGATGAAGAAATAACAAAAAGATTTGTAGCGGACAATGTTATTAAAACAGATGAGGCTATTAACAATTTGCGAAATGATCTTCCAGATCTCATTAAATATAATAACCCAGCTGATTTTGCTATCAAAATACAAACATATAGAAATACAATAAAAAACCATATAGCAATGTTGCCAGTAGAATATAAACTGAAATTTGCAAATAAAGATCAAGAGGTTATTGACTTTGCTATTATGGATGGAGTTGTAACTCACCTTACAGATAAGAAAACATTTACAAATGATTACGAAGTCATTAATAACCTTAATCAAGGTATTGCTGGTGATATGACTGATTACTTTGGTATGCTAGGGTTTGATGAGCAAGGCAATAGTAAAAAATCTAAAGTTATTGATATGGTAAGAACAAGACTTAATAACTTAGATGGCGCTCGTAAGGATGCATTAGCATTGCAAACAGAGCAAGATAAAACAATCTTTAATGATTTAGAAAACAAATTTTATGAAACTAAAGATCCTAAATATCTTGCTCAAATGACATCTATGACTATAAAGAATCCTAATCTTGGATCTCCAAAAACTATAGATGCTATACGTAAAGATGCTGAAGCAGAAGCTGAGTATACTGACAGTGTAGTAAAAATTAAAGATGAAATTCGCAGAGGTAGATTTGATACATGGGATCAAGTATTGGCAAGAGGTGCTGAATTAGGTGTATCAAGAAAATCACTTAACAAACATGTATATGGTGTGTATTCAAATAAATCAGAAGCATACCTTGATGAGCAAGTTAAAGATTATGTAGATCAAGTTGTTCCTTCTGGTAATAGATCTCAAAGAGCAAAAAAAGAAGATGCTGTAAGATCTGAAATTCAAACGATTAGTGTTGCTAATGAAGAACATAATAAATCAGTAGGCAAGAATGAAAAGCCAACTAGATATTCAGATATACTAGATTCTATTAAAGAAAAGAGAAAAAAGGAAGTTGCTGCTAGATCTACAGTAAATAAGAATAAAGAAGCATATGGTACTTTTATTGAAACTAAAAATATTAAATTGACATTGCCAACAGAGTCATTAGCAAATGATGACGCGTATAATATGTTTAAACAAAATGTAATGCGTAGCAAATACAAAAACAAAGATGAAATTATGAAGTATGTTGATGCAGTTAGAAAAGCAGAGCAAGACGAAGCCAACTTAAAATAAGAGATATTATGGATAACATATTTGATAACTATGAGAATTGGAGATTAGATCAAGAGTTTGGTCCAGTACCTCTTGTTGCAGAAGAACCAAAACCAGTTCAAGTTGCACAGGCTCCAGTTGTTCCTATGCCTAAAACAGAAGTATTAACAGAAATAGCACCATCACCATTACAACAAGGATTGGGTGAGCTTGGTGTAGGCTTAGAAAAAATTGGCAATCTTATTGATGAAGCATCACCATTAACTCTTAATGAAGCATTAAAGATTAATATACCTATTTTGGGTGAATTAACATTTAGAGATTTAGTTCCTCTTGTTGGATCTAAACAAACAAGACAAACTATGACAGGATCTGAAACAAGAACGGAAGGTACTCCAGCTGCATTACAAGCTGCTGGTCGTGGAGAATCTTTAATTAGAGGTAAAGGTGTGACTACAAGTTTAACTCCAGATGCTAAACTTATGGCAGCAGACGTGCTTACAACAACTACTGGTAGTAAAGCTATATCCAAAGGTATATCAGCAATGACAAAGGCTATTAAATGACAATCCCAAATCAAACATTAGATGATCGTTTAAATCAACTTCAAGAAGATACAGCTCTATCTATAACTAAAGATGCAGCTACAGAACAAGTTGTTCAAGATGCTCTTGAAGGCGCACCATCGCCATTTATAGATGAGCCATCAGATCCTATTGAACCATCAATATTTACAAACGAAGAACCTACATTAGTTGCTGGCATTGGTACTAAATTAGGAATTAAAGCTGGCGAGAAAGCTGCTGAAATTGCTGGAAGAAAAGTACTCAAGGAAACATTAGAAGTTCCTGGCACAAAAGTACAGCGTGAGATTCAAGTTGGCCCAGCTACACAAAGACCTAAACGCGCACCTACTGGAAGTGAAGCAGAAGTAAATATACCAGACAATCCTACACCTATTGATGTTAAGCCTGTAACAGAAGGCAAAATAAAAAAGGTAACAACTAAGAAACAAGAGATTCAAGCTGCTGGTGTAGAAGGTATTAAGCCACCAGAGTTAAGAATATCTACAGTTCCATTTGATGATGATTCATTAAAATCTACTGTACAAGCTACTACAGAAACTCTATTAAAAAATCAAACTGTTACAACTAAAACAGTGCAAGAGATGTTTGATGCTGCTATTGAGCGTGGCATTCCAGAACAGTCTGCACGTCAAGTATTAGCTGGTGAGGATTTTGCATCTAAAGTAGGCGGATCAGAACTTGCTACTCGATTAGCTGGCTTTATTAAATTGCATGATGATAGTGCTACATATCTTGATGATCTTATGAATAGATACGTTACAGAAGGTTTAAACGATGTAGATAAACTTAATCTTAGACAGCAATTAGCATATCACGATGTTATCTTAAAGCAAATGTCTGGTATACAAACTGACGTAGCTAGATCATTGAATGTATTTAAACGTGCTAAAGAAATGGGTCCAGCATTAAAAGGTGAGCAATTCCAAGCGTTATTAGATGAAACAGCAGATGAAAATGTATTACGTAGATTTGCTGAGGCGTATGTAAGTTCACCTAAACGCAAAGGTAAAAATGATCTTATTAAGAATCAAAAGAATGTTTGGGATAAACTGCAAGAAGGTATGTGGTATACCTTCCAAAGCAATCTTCTTAATGATGTTAAAACATGGGTAGAAAACTTAACTGGCTCTATTGCTCATGGCACATTAATGTCTGTAGAAGATGGAATACAATCTGGATTTACTAAACGCAGATTGAAAGCTGCTGGCGAAGAATATGTTGATGGTGCTTTAATAGCTGGATGGCATGGATGGCGTAATGGTATGCTTGATGGTCTTGAGAGTGCATCCAATGTTGTTAAGACTGGTAAACGTGCTGGCTATAAAGGAGAGGCAAGAGAAAATCCATTATCAGCAGAATATTTATCTGATACTTCTGTAACCATACCATTTACATCAAAAGAATTATTAAGAACTGGTGAACTTAAAGATACATTTATGGGTGGAAGTTTAGACTCTATTGGATTTATCACGTCTCTTTCTTTTAGAGCTTTAGGCTCTGGTGATGAATTAGTATCATCTCCTATGGCTCGTATGGCATTACATAGAGAAGCGTATACATTTGCAGTTAATCGTATCAATGAATTACAAAGGGCTGGCAAAACATTAGATGAAGCTAACACTCTTGTTCAAGATGAAGTTGTTAAATTTGTAAGAGAACAACCAGCAGATATTTATAATAACGTAGAGGAGATACGTAAGCTTATATCATTCTCATATGACTTTGACAAATCTACTAGGTTAGGACAATTTTATAACACAACCAATCAAGTTTTAAACTTACCTATTATTAAAACTATGGTGCCATTCTCTGGTACATTGACTAAGATATTTGACCAAGGCGCTTCACGCATTCCTGGCATGAATTTAATATCCCCACAATTCCATAAAGACTGGGAGCGTGGTGGTATTTATAGAGATCGTGCTAAAGCTAGATTGGCTACAGGAAGTACTATTGCCGTATTAACATCATTAGCAGCAAGCGATGATTGGATTACTGGTAAAGGCCCTACAGACCCAGGACAAAGAGCTGCATGGCAAAAACTAGGCAGACAAGAGTATTCTATTAGAGTTCCTAAATCTTTTATGTCTTTAGATATAGTAGATAAACTTAAAGGCTATACAGAAGTTAATGAAGCAAATGATGCATACTATGTATCTTATAAACGATTTGACCAAATAGCTCAAGTTATGGCTGTGGGCGCTGACTTTGCAGATACTATGAAGTTTACAGATGAAGATCCAAACTCAAGCGTTGTAGAAAATTATGTTGGAGCTATCATTGGTGCTAATGCTGAATACCTAGCAAGTTTAAATACGATGCAGTTTGTAGGCGATCTTATTGCTATGGGTCGTGGCAAGTTTGAAGATGGTGGCGAGAAGATGCTAAATGTATTTGAAGCTATGTCAAGACAAGTAGCTAAGTCTGTAGTCATGGGTACTCCAGTTGTTGGCTTGGCTACATCTACAGCATCAGCTCACGTTGCAAGATTGATTGATAGGCCAGCTACTAGTAAGATGGCTGATGAAATTATCATTGGTCGTGGTATTAGTGCAAGAGCTGAAAAGGTATATCAACAAGCTAAGAACGAACTTTTAGGTAGAATCCCTGTATTACGTGGTGATCTTACTAAAGACCTAGACAATGCTGGTCGTGAAAAGTTCACTAAGAATACAGTCATGGATCTATGGGTCAATGCTATTCCATTTGTATCAGCTACAGCTACAGGCAAATCTGAAATGGATGAAGTGCTATTTGATAACAAACATGGTATCAATATGCCATCAAGAATATGGGATGGCGTTTCATTAAATGCAGAACAATATAATGACTATAAGAAACTATATGGTCAAAAGGTTAAGATTACTCAATACAGTTCTGATGGTACAGAATTAGGTACAGTAAACATGGAGAAGGCTATTCCATTGATTATGAAAGATATCGATAGGGATAGAGAAGCTCGTGGAGAAACACCTATGCCACCAGGTGATAAACGTAAAGAGATTGATCGTATTATCACAATGTATAGAAAAGAAGCAAAACGTATGATGGTCGGGGATTTACAAAAATCTAACCCTGATTTACCAGACGATCAAGATTATGATGCACAATATAGTGGCAAGTACACGGATCAAGATGGAAACGAAGTAATATCTAAATATCAGGACTTGACAAAAGCTATAAATAAGAATAGAAAATTTGTACGCTTTTCTACAAATCCATAGTAAAATAAGGCAAAGGAAAAATCATGGCTGATTATGCAATAACTAACGTAGCAAGACGAATCGTATACACTGGATCTGCGGGTGTAGGGCCTTATGCCTTCTCGTTTCCTATCATTGTAAATACAGATATTGCTGTATATAAGAATGATGCGATACTTACATTAACAACAGATTATACAGTAACCATTAGCGGAACGACTGGAACTGGATCAGTTACATTAGTATCAGCCGCTACTGGATCTGATCGTATTACCATTGTTGGCGCTAGACCTATTCAAAGATCAACAGACTTTGTAACTGGTGGCGACTTCTTTGCTAACACACTTAATACAGAATTAGATTCAGAAGTCATCTTTGTTCAGCAAGTAGCTGAAACAGCAGAGCGTTCTATTAAAGCGCCTGTTACAGATCCTACATCTATTAACATGACATTGCCACTTAACACAGTGAGAGCTGGAAGAACATTGGCATTTGATGCCACTGGCAATCCAGTAGCTGGTGATCCTATTGGTGTATGGCGTGGTGATTGGGCTTCTGGCACATCATTTCAAAACAGAGATTTAGTTAAAGACACAACAAATAGCAATGTATATATTTGCATAACAGCACATACATCTACTGGCTCACTTCCAATCTCAACTAATGCTGATGTAGCTAAATGGGCTTTAGTTGTAGACGCTGCTGCTGCTGACGCAAGTGCTGACGCTGCTGCTGCATCTGCAATCTTAGCTAATGACTGGGCTACAAAGACTTCTGGTGCTGTCGCTGGTGGAGA